CATTATCTCTATCTACAACATCCTCAACCGATATTACAGGATAATTAAAAATCCTTAGACTGCCTTTTCTATCAGTTATCTCTGTTAATGTTCTTTGATATAATACTTGCAATGTGTATTGCTCAACCTGATTGACCGCAGATTTTATTAATGCAGTTATTAATCCATCCTCGTATTCGTAATCCTCGTCTAACCTCAGCCACAACTTCGCTTGTGCAAGGCTCACTACGTTTAATTGATCCATATTCTTTTTTACTTTTAAAAGGCTTATCCTTCGCTATTTTATCTTCCATTATTTCATCGCTAATTTACTAATTTTTATTAGCCATTTTTCAAACTTTGCCAACTCCTTGACAGGATCTAATTCCTTTGCCCTCTCAATAGGCTTTTTATCCTTAAATAATTGTTCACTATTTTTGATTGCCTCAACCCATGCCTCAATATCATTTCTCTTAACGAATATGGCGCTATCTGAAAGACTTTCTCTAAATCCCGGTATATCAGATGCTATCACAGGAATATTGCAACACAAGGCTTCTATTTGAGCCATGCCATAGCTATCATAATCACTAGGAGATATAAGTAGTTTAGTCATCGCTAAATACTTCCTAATGTCATCCGTAATGCCAACGTATTTAATATTCTTTGCTTTTGCATCTACTATCTGATGATAGTAACCGCCCTGAACTGCCATAAATTTATGATGAGGCATCCGCTTTGCAATCTCAATTAATATCTGCCCTCCTTTGTTTTCGTTATGGTTTATCAGCGTAATGTATTCAGCTTTGCTTGTATCTACATTCTCAAAGTCTCTGTAATTAACAGGAGGATACAATACGTATGTTTCCTGTAAATAGTTCAACTCCTTTTTTGTTTGCTCTGAGTTATAGACTGTAAATACATTTTTTCTGATATTGACTTGAGGATAACCCGCATTGTTATGAGCAAAGTTTATAACCTTCTTAGCATTTAGCCTTTGCTTATTCATTGCATAGTAAGTACCAGATAGCTGACAGAAAACTAAATCTGCCCAATCCCATAAATTATTATGGCAAACCTTATAATCTTTTTTTTGTGAGTAAACCTCTATGCCCTCATATTCATAATTCTCAGGATAACGAGTTACGGCTTTTACCTCATGACCTTTGCTCATTAAATATTTGCAGATACGATGCAAACAGATTTCTGATCCTGCCCTCTGGTGCGGTAAGTAAATGCCCGGACTTAGTAAAATTTTCATGTTATCTCTATATATAAGTATGGTCTAGGCACTTTTGGCGTTTCATGATTATAGTTATGAATATCGCTCTCATGATAATGTATTGATTGCACTTTTGTTGCAGGATTAGACAACCTATAACCTGCTCTGTTTAATTCATAAGCTATTCTGTTATCACAACCCGGAATGCCCATATAAAAGTCTGCAAATCTAACATTTCTAATCTTGCCTCTAAATATCCATGTATCTTGACTATAACGCTCATTGTGTAATTTTAATCTGCCTCTGTTATAATCCCATCTGCTCAAGGCTACACATTGTCTATCATAAAAGTCTAACAGTTGTAAAGATTCATTAAAGTAAATATCCGTATTGCAGATAATTGATATTTGATTAGCATGAGTAACAGTATTGCTCACTAAATCAAAGAAATCCCTGTATGTTGGTCTATTGCCTTTAATTATAATAAGTTTATCCGAGACAGGCAGTTTAACATCGTCATTAACAATTAAATAAATGTTATCTATTAGATTGTTAGCTATGTTTTGTTTTAGGCAATATAATAACTCCTTTTGCCTCTTTGGATTCTTATCCTCATAAAAGGATGTATAAAGGTTTACCATATATATTTAATCAACCCTATTACTGCTAACAATATAAAACTAAACCCTAACAAGCAAAATGCTCCTGCTATCATGTGAAATAAAAACCTAACTATTTTCATATTGCTTTATTATTTCTTTGTAATTATTATGATACTTATCTATTGCATGATAACCAACCGAGCCTAACTCAAATTCTGTCTCTACTGAAAACTTATTACAGGTTTCCTTATCGGGCAACTTATAGCCTAATTCACGCATTTTATTGCAGAAGTAAATATCCTCATTGCCATGTACTCCCATGCCTTTATAAGGATGCTTTGAGCAAATCTCATACATCACTTTAGGATTGCGAATGCTTAAACCTCCGTTCATGCAACCCGGTATGTTCTTAATCCACGCTCCTATAAAATCCCATTCTAAAAACTCCTCAATGCCTGTCTTTAACAATCCAGAGTCATGCTGAAATATTAGCACCCTATCATAAATACAACCCTTCCAAAAGTTAGCATTCGTTAATATGTTATTATAAACCTGAGCAGTCTTTATGTGGTAAATCCCGCCCTCATAAGGAGGCTTTATATTTAAAACAACCCAATCATCAGATAAATACTTTTTATGCTCTGAGATAGCCTTATTTGCTATTGCTTCCCGATCATCTATAATAATGGCAGCATTCATAATTCAACTGTCTTTGTAATCTTAACCTGCAAGGTATGCTCTGCCTGTTTGCCATATTGCCAAATAACAATATCTAAATCATTAGCCTCAGCCTCTTTAATCAACTCGTTTAGGATGTTAACTTGCTTCCTGATTTTCTTTGCATAATCTATATCGCTCATACTAACTCTTTATTAAAGTTCTTATGTATTTTAAGGCTCTCAGGCAAAGTATTTTTATCAAATGATACTGCATTCCATAAATTGTAAGAAACACAATGCAAATCGCTTATTTGATTATCTGGTGTCCATTTATAAAATATCTCATCTAACCAATTTGTTTTAACTTCATTAGCATGACCAAATACTAAATATTTGTATCTCATAATAGGCTCAGGCTGACAGGTGCTGAAATGATAAATAGTCTGCTTTAGATTTAGGTTTTGGGTATTGTTCTTGCGATGTAAATTCTCTAACCGTATTGGTCTGAATCCATCATAACAAGCAAAGTCAAAAGACCGCCAAAAGTTTATAAATCCTTCAATGCCATAAAATCTCTCAATGCCCCAGTAGGCATATTCATAGGATGCTTCTAACTCATCTGATTTATAAACCTCATCTGAATCTACTGTCAATACTAAATCAAAGCCATGCGTATATTTATACTTTACATTGCGATGCTCATTCTCTGCTCCGTATCTGTCTGCCCTGTCCCAAATCATTTTATCACCTAAAACCTCTTTACAAGTATCAAAAATATACTGCTCATTATCTGGGCATTCCATTTGCGTTCCATGTCCTTGAGATGGTTGCTTACTGTAAGCAATTACCATTTTATCTAAATGCTCAACAACTGATAGCAAAGACTCTTTTAAGTAATCTCCTGCATAATGGATTGTCATAAATCCTAATACTTTAAACTTGCTCATATATCTCTATTAAATTCTTTACCATGTTATCAAAAGTAAAATTTTGTTTTACATATTCCTGACCTTGTTTAGCTATTTGTTTGCGTTCAGCTTCATTTGCCAAATAATAGTTTATCAATTCAATTAACTCAGGAAATGTTTTCCACGTTCTTAAATGCTCACCATCCGTAAAAGGCATAAATTGATAGTCTTTAGCTAGGCATAAGCATCCTGATCCCATTATCCTTAATATCCTATCACTTGAGTATTTAGGCTCATCAAAATGGCTTAAATTAATACCTATCTTAATACCTCTATATGCTTTTGACTCCTCTGCCTGACTATGGTTAAAATTACCTGAAACATTATTCCAGTTATTGCCATAGACTCCGTACTGCCCTCTATAATGCCTATTTAATAACTCATTCATTTCTATTCTCATATTTGACAATGGGAACATAGTATGTCCGTAATTATTGCCAAAAAAACCAATTTCTTTTAAGTTCAAAGCATTGCCCTCTGGAGTGTATATCTCAGGATCATAACCAATCTCTAAATAGCCTCCATTCTTAATATTATTTGCATCTCTTAGATTAGTAAACAAAGTGCGGTCTACATACTCAGCCATTTCTATCATCCATTTTGGAGTAGCATCTCTTATATCTCCGTTCCAATTGCAAATCCATGCTCCTGTCTTTTTCATTTCCTTGACAGTTTCTATCTGGATAATGTTAGGTGCTTGAATTTGCATGAATATAATATCAGGCTTAAATGCTTTAGCCATTGCAATAGCTTTTCTATTTACCTCTTTGTCTCCTGTGCTTAACTCTATGTAATCGCTTGAGTTAGCTAAAAACGCTTTGCGCATTGAATCAAAAGGCGGAGGACCAACGCATAAACCTAGATGGAAAATTCTCATAAATTGTTAACTTATAGGTTTACTTTTTAAATTATTTGTCAAGTTATAGGTTAAATATTTGTAAATATTTTTAACACTTTTCTTTTAATTACGTATAGCTTATGTTATTATGTTTCCATTCAGGTTGACCACATTTAGAGCATATTCCGTCTGTTGTATTACACAAAAACAATGTACAAATATATGCTGTCCCCGTAGTTCCAAATCCACTATATGAAACTTTTGAAATAACAGAACATTGACATTTTTCCACGCTTGGAGCATACACTACTAAGCAATTAGGGCATTGCCATCCCATGTTTTTATCTGTCATATTTTTCTAATGTTATCCCAGTCTTTTATAAACTCTAATATTGATGGATAATTTATTCGACCTGCTCCACACTTCCTGCGTACATGAATCCATCCATTTATGACGCCAATTCTGATTTCATACTCTTTGTGTTTGTATAATCCCTCTTGACCTATAAAATTGGCTTTGAACATATTAAATTACTGAGCATGAACAATCATAAGCAGGTAAAGCATCTTGTAAATCAAATAATGATTTTTGTGATTGTGCTGCTCTAAATAACTCGGCATAACTGATATTTCCAAAATAAGTTGCTTTGCCATTTTTATGACCTTTATCTTTTACTTTTGCTTCATCATCAATCCATCTTTGAGCCAACTCAGGAAAGTGTTGCATAATTTTTATTATGTTATCCTTACCCTTTAAAAAACATAAATCGCAATTGCCTAAAATTGATGGTATCTCTAAAGTATATGATCTAGTTAACCAATATTGATTAACCATTTCTTTATTAACTCCTTTATCAAATAAAGGAAATTTTGGTAAAACTCTTTTGTATTTGTTTTTATAATTATTTACCCTTCGTTCTTCATCTGCTCTAAATCCTATATAATTCTCAAATGTTATAATACCTAAACTTCTTAAATATCTTTTTGCAACCAATATTTTTAATTCTGAAGTGCAAAATCTTTGCATTCTATTAGGTACAAATTTTTTAGATTCAATCAATGCATCAAATCCTTTTAAACCCGGTGCTTTATCATTAGTATATTCTGCTCTATGAACTTTAATACCTTCGTTCTTTTCAAAGTCATCTATAAACTTGTATGTTAATGGATGCTCTCTGCCTGTATCTGTAAATAGAACAATATCGTTTTCTGTTGGCTTTAAAAGAATAGTCATTAATGCTGATGTTTTACCACCTGAGAAATTTATTACCCTTTTCATAAAGCAAAGGTAATTATTTATATAACATAATGAAATAAAAAAAACCTGCCAAATTAATGACAGGCTTTTCATCCTTACACTTATTAACCAAAAAAATTAGCTAGGATTAGCGTTAAGTGAACCAGTTACGAATGCATCTGTGTAGTATATTGGTAAAGCAATACGACCTTCAACACGAACTGTAATCTTGTTCTCACGAACGTTTGTACCATCTTCTTCGAAGAATCTAACAATCGGATTCTCACGTACAAATAGTTGCGCACCTTTTGACCAGTCACC